TTTTTATATATATAAACTTTCCCAGCTTCAAACTTAGGTGTAATCCTCATTGCACGTGTTAATTTATCTACTACAGGATGTAGAGGTTTTATAGGAAGAAAAGTTTTCTCACTCAATGTGTTTGAAAGAGCGGCCTGATAAGCAATAGATTCAATGCCTATGCTTAAAGGGTGCCACTTTGTGTAATAGTTTATTATTGTTGAACATTGCTCCGTAAAACTGAGCCTGCCAACAAACAAATCAATTAAAAAAATATCTTTACTTTCTGGTTGAATCCCATACGTCAGCAAAACAAAATAGTCTGCTGTTGTTTTAAGCGATATTGCAGGATCTACAGTTTGATATATTTCAAGTCCTTCAGGTATTGTATCAACGTATTTAACGGTATTTCGTTTGAATATATTGCCTTCAAGCGCTACAGGTCTTTGTTGATATAGCGATAACCACTCGTATGTACCAATTTGTTCTTTGATTTCGTTAAGAGTAGTTAAATTAAATCTATCCGGCCATAAAGGTTCACCTGCTTTTCTTCCAAGAACGTCATTTTCTTCAGCAATTGCAGGGAAATTTATAAGCGTGTATTTGTCGGGAAAATTCTTAAGAAGTTCTCCGGCTAGATCATTTGTATGCCATCTTGTCAAAACAATAATTATTGACCCGTCCGGAGTTAATCTTGTGAACACTGTTGATTTAAACCATTCAATGACTCGTTCTCTTTCATTTGCAGAGTTAGCAGCTTCACGCCCTTTTAGTGGGTCGTCTATTATTGCAATTCTTGCGCCTTTTCCTGTTAATGAGCCTCCAACTCCTGCGGCCGATAGTCCTCCACTATGTTTTTCAATTTTCCAGTTGTCTACCGCTGAGCTGTCTTTGGCAAGTTCTAAGCCGAATATTTCAGGGCCAAAATCAGAGAATTTGTTTCTTGCAATCCTTGAAAATCCGAACGCCAACTTTGCTCCGTAACTACTTAAAATTACTTCATCGTCTGGATAATTTCCTAAATACCAAGCAGGAAAAGTTTTTGAGATTACTTCACTTTTTCCGTGCCTCGGAGGCATTGTCACTATGACATGTCTCATTTTTCGTTCAGCAACACTTTGTATTACTTTACACAAATATCTTAAATGTGGTGCTGTTTTCCACATTCCATGTGATGTATACATTGAAAAATATTCTAGATCAGTTTTCGCTAGTTTCCTCAGAAACTCCTTGTTCGTTATTTTCTCGGTTAATCCAGTCAAGGAGGTCTTTGATTTTGTCTCTTGCTCGTTCGTCTTCAAGAAGTCTTTTTTCTCGCTCATCTTCTTGCACCTCTTCAATCGTTGTATCTACAACATATCTGTCTTTTCTCCCCCATTTGTTAGGGAACTTCCGTTCAAGTTTCCATGCAGCGGCCTGCCAACATCCATTTTGAATAGCCTGAGTTATTTGCGCAACATCCCAAGACTCACTTACAGCCTGTGCTTTTTCTAGTTCGTCCAACAATAATAAATGAAGTTTTTCGGGCGGAGTGAATTTTGTTTCTCCTTTTAATCTTCTCTTACCCACAGCATTCGCCACTTTCATCCAATAATAAAAAGTGGATTTCGGAACACCAGCGACTAATACAGCCGTTTCGATATAATTACCTGTTTTTATCAGATTGGATATTTTTTTTATTAATTCTTTTGTTAGAGTTAGAGGTCGTCCGCTTTTTAGTTCTCTTTTGAACGCCCTTTGCCCTTTCGGATTTTTTGCCATTGTCTTTCACCTCGCTTGCCTTTTCTACAATCATGTACTCAAGAGCTCGGGAGATAGCATAATCTCCAGTTATTTCATTCCTTTCGGCAAACTCTTGAAGAGTGTTCATTATAACTTTTTCTTGATCTAAAGAAATGATTGGAAAAGCTATCTTATAAGGTTTCCCGCTGAAATGCGCACATACATTAAGCAATATAGATAAAAAGGTTTCATTGGTTATATCCAGTAATTCAAACTCTTGAAGCATTTTTTGAACTTTCTCTATATCTTTAAGCTTTCCTTTTATTGATTTCAACAAGGTTTTAATGTTCTGTATCTGAGATGAAGAACCGTAAAGTATGAATGATTCGTTAGCTTCTGCCACCTCTTCTACAAGACCGTCATCATCTTTTTGAGCTGCGTTTAAAATCTTTTCAAGGTCTGAAATACCTGAAAGGATTTCAAGGTTATCCATGTCTTCCCCTTGTGCGATTAATGCGTTTATATCGCAGATAACTTTATTGTCATCGTACTGCTTTTTATGTCTGTCATAAGCCATGACAAACTTTTTTCTATCCGATTCAGTTACAACATTATCTAAAACCATCACTGGAGCTTTACTTTCTCCTCGTGATTTCAGCTCTTCGTATCTTGTGTTTCCATCAAGAATAAAATACGTTCCGTCCGGATTCGGGGAAACAAGAATAACACCTGCAAATCCAAAAGTTGACAGACTTTTCTCTAATCCCTTTTTATACTTTTTCCCAAGCGGCTTTTTAGGATTTTCCGCATTTGGTACTAACTTACTTAAATCCATTAATTGAACATTTGGTTTTTTCTGTAAAGATTCTTTCAACATAGTTCACCTCAAAAAAACACTCCCCCTTTCGGGGAAGTGTTATACTAATGCTTTCTTTTTTGAATTTACTGCACGAGATCTTGCAGCTCTTGCAGCAGCCATAGCCTTAGCAGAACCTCCGGCAATACCTCCTGCTTTTACTGCCTTATAAACATCAAGGGGGCCGCGGGTTTTAAACATCCACCAAAACAACTTCATACTAATCACCTCCAAAAATCATGAAATTTTCTAATCTTTTTTCTTCTATCTGAGAATAGCTTGTATTACCAATCTCGTAAACAGAAATGATATTCCTGTTATTATCTACAAGATATTCTTTATTTCTAGTAATGAACTTAAGCTTACTGTTAAACCAAAGATAACTTGCATTAACCTGTGGATGATTGTAAAAATACCTTAGGATTTCATGTAATGGTGCTTCTTTTCCTAAAGTATTGTTCCACTCCGTTCTATCTGCAGAAACAGAGGAATTAAAAGCAGTCCAGAACTCATCTGTTTTTAAAACAACGTTTGAGATTCTGTTATCAAGGTATTCTTTTATATATGACCAGAAGATAATACCCCGCTCTGCATTGTTTTCTTTGATCTCGTTGTGTATATCAATAAACATGTCTCTGGCTATATCACATGTAATACGATTACCTATCCATTCCGGTTTTACACATTCTGCCTCTTTTGCTCTGTAATTAAAAAAAGCATCCCATGAAGCAGTTGGATAAGCGTCTAGCTTATACTTTTCAGCATAAATATAAAACTTTTCCAGTTGAGCAGCGTAAGCCATTTCGGACATGTTTGCAGATAACAGATATTTTTTATATGCTTCGGGAACAAACCGCATTTGTTTAGCTGAGAAATGCAGGTTATCAAATGCCACTGCTTTAGCACCCTGTTTAGCAATGGTCTTTACATATTTTTCTATATCCGGTATCCATTCTTTGGTGTATGGATTAGCAGCTACTATCACCGGAATACCTTCATTGGCAAGCATTTTGACTAATTCAAGCCTTTTTGAAGGTAAAAGCGCTCCTGGTTCTATGAATTTCCCAATTTCATCATCAAGAGTTGTAATAGTGATATAAACCACATCTTTCCCGGGTTTAATATACTGAATGTATCTGTCAAATTCTTCATACAAGACATTCCCTTTTGTTTGTATAAATGCAGGAATGCTTCTATGAAAAAACCATTTTAACAAGGTTTCAGTATTTCTATAAATCTTTTCTTCGTTCTGAAAAGGATCCGTGGTATTACTCAGAACAACAGGAAGCTTCTTTCTTAAGAAAAATCCTACAGCACTTTTTGAATCGTTTATCTTGGTTTCAAGCGTACGTATAGTCTTTTCTATGTTGTTTTTCATGTGATCTTCGTGGATTCTGTCTTTAGCTTTTCTCCCTAGATTGGCAAAACAATAAAAACAGGAGTTTGAACAGTATCCATAACTTGATATTTCTACCGGAAACACAGAAGCAGGCCATATAGAAAACACTTTTACAGCTTCATTATTAAAATCAAACATAAAACCCCTCCAACTCTTTCGTTATATCTCTTAAACAGTCAGAAAGAACGGATGAAAGAGAAATAACCGTTTCTTCCGGGAGATCTATTCCTACGCTGTCACATAAAGCATGAATGGATTCATGTAAAAGCGCTTTTGCCATTCTGTCCGGTGTTTGACTTTTAAGCGTTATAATCGCAGTTTCAAAGTCGATACATCCGTCATACTCAACGTTATTGCAGATTTCAAGCTTATAGTTGATTCCGCCGATTCTCATTATTCACCTCGTATGCTTTTGATTTATGATTCTGGATACACTCTTTCAACCCATCATTGTA